GGTTGTTGACGAGGATAGTCTTAGCACAATCCAAGTCGGGCATCGGCTGGCGATACGAAGTTACCAACCCCTGGATGTTCAATTCAGAGGTTGTGTTGATCACCTCAAAACCCATACCGATGACCCGGAACTCGTTGGAGAGGTACGGGGTCAGCTGAGTCGTGAAGGGATTAGTGACTGTTGTCCCAGCATAGGCATAGGTAGCATTCCCACTAGCCACGCGGTCAACAGAGAGTCCGTTCCAAGACGAGCCTGAGGGATTAGCCCCAGTCCCAATCAAGAAGACGTTCCCACTGTCGCTCCCCTGAAGGAATTGCGTAGAAGTATTGAGAGCGCTGCCCAGCCAAGGAAACTGATGGATATGAGCATCCCAGTTTCCAGAAACGCCTGATGGCGCAGCCAGGGTGGTGCTGAGCTTAACCACTTGAACCACAGAAGCAGCCTCATTAGTGTCAGGGTAGCCAGACACATTAAGAGGACTATCATGGTAGGGGTCAACGGCAGAGATAAGCCAATCTCTCCCGCACTCAGTGAGTCCGACCTTTGAGCCAATAGCATTGAGAAGACGCTCGCTACGGGCCTGATCAGCTGAACTCATGCTCAGGTGTATGTCTCAACAATGGATACAATAAAGTACACACTACCACACGTGTAGAAAAGGGTCTCGGCAACAAGCACTAGACACGCTAAACGACGGTGGGGACTGTCAGACGCAGAAGCACTAGCAGAAACTTCACGAAACAAATCAAGAAGAAAACGCACAGAAGCAACAAACATCTAATAATACACATTTACATCCAGGACACAGCCAGGATTATTTTCTCTCCAATGGTTAGGCTAGAGAAAACCATCCCAACGAATCAAGTGAATCCCCTAGGGTCAGATCACCACTCAATTCATCCCAGACGGGTCGCTTTCCGACCCTAGCAGACGTCGAGGCAGACATATCACATTCCAGTCCGCTTAGAAGGAACATGTTATCTTGATCAGACATGAGATTGGCCAGAGCGGCCGAGTAGGCGATTTTGTTATCCATCGACTTCTCTCTCACCATATCAAGCTCA